TACATACATATTAGTAGACACAGCAAATACATTTTTCCGAGCTCGTCATGTTATACGTGGTGACATAGATACAAAAGTTGGTATGGCATTACATATTACATTTAACAGCATTAAAAAGGCGTGGAAAGACTTTGACGCAGATCATGTTGTATTTTGCTTAGAAGGTCGTAGCTGGCGTAAAGATTATTATGAGCCCTACAAGCGCAATCGGCAAGAAACACGTGACGCAATGACTCCTTCGCAAGCAGAAGAAGATAAAGTGTTTTGGGAAATCTTTGATGAGTTTAAAGAGTTTATCGGTACAAAGACTAATTGTACTATGATCCAACATCCGCAACTAGAAGCAGATGATTTGATAGCAGGATGGGTGCAAAGTCATCCAGATGATGATCATGTAATTATTAGTACCGACGGTGACTTTGCACAACTAATTGCACCTAATGTAAAACAATACAACGGTGTACAGAATGTAACTATTACACATGAAGGTTACTTTGATGATAAAGGCAAAGAAGTAATAGACAAAAAAACAAAACTTCCTAAAGAAGCGCCTGATCCAGAATGGCTACTATTTGAGAAATGTATGCGTGGTGACACAAGTGATAATGTGTTTAGTGCATTTCCTGGTGTACGCAAGAAAGGTACACGTAATAAAGTAGGCTTACAAGAAGCATTTGCTGATAAGAATACAAAAGGCTACAACTGGAATAACATGATGCTACAGCGTTGGGTAGATCATGAAGGTGTAGAACATCGTGTGCTAGATGATTATAATCGCAACGTAACACTTTGTGATTTATCTGCACAACCAGAAGAAATTCGTAACACAATTAACAGTGTAATTAATAGTGTTGAACCAAAAGACATTTCACAAGTAGGTATGAGATTAATGAAATTTTGTGCTAAATGGGATATGCAACGAGTTGCAGACCAGGCACAAAACTTTGCTGAACCATTACAAGCGAGGTATCCACAATGACAATAAATGCAAAAGAAGTACTAAAAAACAAGTTTTGGATTGTAGAAGAAAACGGTTCTAAAGTTGGAACCTTAAGTGCAAGCGACGAGTGTTACACTTATACTTGTACACAAGGTACACAAGTTTTTAGTACAATGAATCAAATGAAGAAAGCACTAGGTAAAATTACTTGGAGTACAGCAGATAAAAAACCTGCAAACGATTATGATGTTCATGGCTATCCTACTAGTTGTGAACCATTTAATCCTATGTACGATGTTAGGAATAAATTACCATTGTTTAGTAAAAGTAACAAATCAAAAAGTTTATATTGTGCGGGATATTACACAATACATTTTGAAAAAGGTTGGGTCAAAAGTTTTTGTCCTAAACTAATTACAATAGAACGCTACGAACATAGAGGTCCATTTAAGACTGAATTCGAAATGCGTGAGGAGTTATCGCGTGTCAACAGAGCCTCTTAATACTAGCTCTATACAGTCTTTTATACAAAATGTAAAAGCCGCTGATGCAGGTAATCAAAAAGAAATTAGATTAACAATGCCGCAAGCAAAAAGTTTAGCATTTACTTTAGGCATTGTTATGTCTAGACTACACGGCGATTTAGAACTTTATGTTAAAGAAAATGCAAAATCTGCTGAACAAGAACCTATAGAGGTACAACTTGACGGCGGGAATGACTGGTAAACTGCTACTATTACTATAAAAAAGAGATAAATATATGCGTATATAATTAAAAAGGAAACGCATATGAGCAGGCCTAAGCCAAATGTTCTGTTAGAATATGTTAATAAGAAAACATACAGAAGCGAACAAGTATTAGAAGCAGAAGCTATTTGGGCGGTTTTTCATAATAATAAACCGTTTAATCTAAAGAGCGCCAATATATTGACAAGCTATCCTGGTCCTAAATATAAGAAAACAAGTTTTTCAAATCCAGGACATGCACACAATTTAGCCAAAAAAATGAATGAGATGTTTCAGTGTAACGAATTTACTGTTGTAAAACTTACACAAGGTGAAACAGTTAAAGAATGAATTGGAAATTAACCTACACAAAAATCTTCCTAAAAAATGCTGACATAACTGTAAATGAAGCAAATATAAAAGAATACATGCCTGTTTGGTGGCAAAACATCAGACAGAAAGAAAGTGGTGGGTTAAGATTAACAGACGATGGAATAATGTTTGTAAAAGAGAAACTAGGATTATCTACTTACGATGTTCCATTTCCAGCAGATTTTAAATTAACAACACAAACACTAATTTGGTTAGACCAATTTATTGATTGTCCGTACTGGTTAGGAACACACGGAATAGTTGTAACAAACGAAAAAAAAGCTGTCGAACTACATCTTTTCAGTGGAGATGTTAAGAAATACGGCCTCCAAAAAGCATTAACTAGGCAAAAAAAAGAATCCAAAAGTGGTTGACCTTTGTTTATAAAGGTGCTATATTAGTATTATACTAATTAAGTATGGCACTGAAAAAAACACAAGAAGAGGAATACACAATGGAAACTACTGCACTACGCACTGTCACTCCTAATGGGGCTAAGAAAAGTATCCTTAGGGCATTTAAAAAACAACGACCTATCTTTATTTGGGGACCTCCAGGTATTGGTAAGTCAGATATTATTCACCAAATTGGACGTCAAATTGAAGGTCATGTAATCGATGTTCGTTTATCACTATGGGAACCTACAGATATTAAAGGCATTCCCTATTATGCGGCAAATGACAATATTATGGCTTGGGCACCACCCGCAGAACTGCCCGATGCAAAACTAGCAAAAAAACATAAATGGATTATTTTGTTCTTAGACGAAATGAATTCAGCCGCTCCAGCAGTACAAGCCGCGGCATATCAATTAATCCTTAATCGTAAAATTGGTCAATATGTACTTCCAGACAATGTTCTAATTGTTGCGGCAGGTAACAGAGAAACTGACAAAGGTGTTACATATAGAATGCCTGCTCCGTTAGCTAACCGTTTTGTACACTTAGAAATGGCTGTTGACTTTGATGACTGGTTTGCTTGGGCTGTAGAAAACAACCAGCACAAAGATGTAATTGGATACTTAACTTTTGCGAAGAAAGATTTATACGATTTCGATCCTAAGAGTCCGAGTCGTTCATTTGCTACACCACGTAGTTGGTCATTCGTAAGTGAACTACTTGAAGATGAAGAGGACGAAGTAACCACAACAGATCTTGTTAGTGGTTCAGTTGGAGAAGGATTGGCTGTCAAGTTTATGGCGCACCGTAAGGTTGCATCACAAATGCCTAACCCAACTGACATACTTGCAGGTAAAGTTAAAGAGCTTAAAAACCAAGAAATCAGTGCCATGTATTCCTTGACTATTTCGCTCTGCTATGAACTCAAACAAGCATCAGATAAAAATGATAAAAAGTTTGATTCAATGGTTAACAACTTCCTGCGATTTGCAATGGATAACTTTGAAACTGAACTTGTTGTTATGGGTATTAAAGTTGCTATTACACAATACCAACTTCCAATTGATCCAGACGAAGTTGAATGTTTCGATGAATTCCATGACCGTTTTGGTAAGTATATTAAGGCGGCAAACACATAAGGTAAAAGGGGGCAACCCCTTTTACCATTTTACTTGACACAATGGCACATATTTGTTATAGTAAATATATAAACAGAGGACATGGCACATGAGTTATCCGTTAAGAAACATAGAAGGTAAAAAACACTGGCAACCTAATCCAGATATTACACAAGAACAACTTGAAGAAATGAGAGTTGAAGTTCTTGATCGTATCATTGTTGCTCGTGTAGGATTGTTGCTAAGACATCCTTTCTTTGGTAATATGGCAACACGTTTGCGTATTGTTGCCGCAGACGACTGGTGTCCTACAGCCGCAGTAGACGGCAAAAACTTATATTACAATACACAATTCTTTAATGCAATGGATAACAAAGAAATTGAATTTGTTATTGCACATGAGATTTTACATTGTGTATTTGACCATTTAGCTCGTAGAGAAGATCGTAATCCGTTAATTTATAATATTTCTGCAGACTATAAAGTTAACAATACACTAGTTAGAGAAAAAATAGGCCAGATGCCTAAACTAGTTGATTGCTTCCAAGACTTTAAATATGAAGATTGGACTTCAGAAGAAATTTATGACGAGCTGTACAAAAAATACGATGAAGAAGAATTAAAACAACTAGGTGAACTTTTAGACGAACACATTGACTGGGAAAAAGGTGAAGGCGATACACAAGGTGCTAACAGTCAACCTGGCAAAGATAAAAAAGGTAATACTGAAAGTAAAAAGAAACCTAAATATACAAAAGACGAACTAAGAAAAATTAGAGATGAAATTAAAGAAAACATGATTTCATCTGCACAATCTGCAGGTGCTGGTAATGTTCCTAGTGGAGTAGAACGTTTAATTAAAGAACTTACTGAACCTAAAATGAACTGGCGTGATATACTACGTCAACAAATCCAAAGTACTATTCGTAATGATTATACATTTAGCCGTCCTTCACGTAAAGGTTGGCATACTGGTGCGGTTTTACCAGGAATGAATTTTATGGAAACTATTGACATTTGTGTTGGACTTGATATGAGTGGTTCAATTGGAAATAGTCAAGCAAAAGATATGATTAGCGAAATCAAAGGTATTATGGATGAATACAAAGATTACAACTTAAAAATTTGGTGTTTTGATACTGAAGTTTACAATGAACAAGACTTTAGTGCAGACAATGGTTCTGATATATCAGATTACGAAATCTACGGCGGCGGCGGTACAGACTTTGAATGTAACTGGAAATACATGAAAGAAAACGATATTGTTCCTAAAAAGTTTATCATGTTTACTGACGGTTACGCATGGGGCAGTTGGGGTGACGAAGATTACTGTGATACTGTTTTTATTATCCATGGTAACAAAGATAAATCAATTGTAGCACCATTTGGACAAACGGCATACTATGAGGAAAATGCTTAAAGAACCTAACCCAAAAAACGTATTTGAGAACAGGAGTATGCCTGTGCCTCCACCTCATTTTGAGTATACAGAAATGGAATTTAGGTATAATATGGAAAATGTTGTTCATGATTGGATATATGACAATCTAAAAGGCAGATTCTATGTTGGTAAAAGCACTGATCAAACCCACAATACTATGTTAAAAATAGGATTTGAAGAAGGTAAAGAACTTTCCTATTTCAGTTTGGCATGTCCACATCTAAAATACAAATAAATAAAGTACGTATATAACACATTATAACCAGGAGATAATAATGAGCGATACAACAAAAGAAGTAAAAGAAGCAACTTCTACCGAAGCACCAGCTACACAAGCACCAGCTTCAGAGAAACCTGCTGAACTTACTATTCAAGACTTGCAGGGGCTGAAAACTATCATCGATGTTGCAAGCACTAGAGGAGCATTTAAACCAAATGAAATGCTTAGTGTTGGTACAGTATACAGCAAATTAGAAGCATTCTTAAATGCTGTTTCGAAAAACCAAACACCACAACAAGCCCCAGAAGGAGGCAATAATGGCTGATCTTAAACATGTAGGTAGATTAACTACCAACAACAGAAAATTAATTGTAGCTTATAGAGTCGTTCCTAACGATCCAGAACACTGCCTAGTAGTGCATACGGAAAGTTTAGATGCGGCTGATCATGATAGCTTAATCAATCTAGTTGAAAGCAATGCTGGTCAAAGTGAAAATGACTTAGCTAATGCTATGGCTAGAACACAACTAACAGATGGTTCGAATATGTTAGCTAGATTTCATACAACTGGAAAACTTGTAAAAGTACCTACTAATGTTGTTGAAATGACTCCTAATATTACATCAAGAGTAAATCTTGCAGAACTTAACAAGATTATTGCTGACCAACAAGGTGTAACAGTTGCAGACTTAGCAGTAAAATCTACAGCACCTGCACCAACGCAAACTACTAGTGAAGCACCAATTGTAGAAGATGCTACACCTGTAGTAGGTGAAGAACCTTTGTCAGACGAACAGTTAGCCGCACAGTACCGTTCGCAAGCTGATGCTTTATTTAAAGAAGCAAAAGCTCTTAGAGAGCAAGCAGAAGAACTTGTTCCTACTAAGAAAAAAGCGAAACAAACGGCGGATGCCTAACAAACTATCAAAAGACGTAATTGCTCATTGGCCGGAGGTATTTAAAGACATTGATGTAAAAACAGTGCCTATTGAATACCTCCAATCCATTACGATATATTTTAAAGACGGTCGTAAATGGGTAGTCAATGTAGACAAAAAAGCAAAAGCAAATCCAGAATTAAACTACGGTATTGATAGCTTGCTTAAAGAGTACGAAAACGCTATTGTAAACATCGATTTTAGGCTTAATACAGCTAAAGTACGCAAAGATATAGAAGCACGTACCAAAACATTCCTGAAAAAGCGAAAGTAATAATATTCAGTTAGATTGTCAAAGGCATAAATACTGTAGTAAATAATTTATAGATTATTCAGGAGCCACTTTAATGAGTTTAAGAATTAGAAGAGGAACCGACGCAGAGCGCCAAACGGTCACCTTTCTTGAGGGAGAGTTAGTTTATACTACGGATACCAAGAAAGTATTCATAGGTGACGGTGCTACACTAGGCGGTGTATCGGTTGACAGTACTACAGGATCGATTAACAATCTAACAGACGTTAATACAGCAGGCGTACAAATAGGACAAATCCTACAATGGAATGGATCTTCATTTGTACCAGGAGAACAAGGTGAAGGCCGCAGTATATTTGGCCAAGATAGCACACTACTTGTTGATGCAACAAACAGTTCAATTAATTTAGACGGTACAGTAAAAGGCCACGTTGTACCAGATCAAAACATTGCTTACGATTTAGGCTCCGCAAGCAACAGATTTAGAGACTTATATTTAAGTGGCACATCTATTAATTTAGGCGGTTCAACAATTACTTCAAGTGGTGGTAAAGTTAGTTTTAGTGAACCAGTTGTTGCACAATTTGAACAGTCAGGCAACACAGATTTAAAAGACAATTACATTACAAATACAGCAGTAGGCGGTGCAATTAGTTTACGTCCTGCAGTCAATTCTAATATGAATGTAGCTACAACAGGTGGAACAGTTGTATTTAAAGTAGACTTAGCGGCTAACTCATTTGGTGCTAATGATGACGCAGTTTTACAACTTCCAGTGTTTGAAGCGGCGGACTTTACTGCACATTCAGCTCTAGCTGGACAAGTTGTATTTGATAATTCAACAAAAGGTTTAAAAGTATACAACGGTACAGGATGGGCATCTGCAGGTGGTGCAGGTGGCGGAGGTATTGTTGAAGGCAATGCATACCGTATTAATATTGTAGACGCAGGTAGTACAGTAGTAGTAAACACTGACACTGGTGTTGTTACAGCAAACCTAACAGGTGATGTAACAGGTAATGTAACGTCAGCAGGCGCATCTAGCTTTGATAACATTACTATTAACGGTGGTGTAATTGATGGCACAACTGTTGGTGCTAGTGTACAAAGCACTGTTAGAGGTACAACAATTACAGCTGATACAGAATTTGTTGGAGATTTAACAGG